GCACCACCGCCACCGCCTGAACTACTGGCCGCGTTGTCGGTATCGTTTCCACCCAATCCACCATTGTTGCCTTGAATACCTAAAGCCAATCCTTGTGTTTTTATTCCTGACGCGCTTAGACCTGAACCGCCGCCGCTTGCACCGTCACGGCCTACGCGACTTCCGCCTGTTCCGAAAGTAATACTTCCTGCTGCGCTGCTTCCGCCCGCGCCACCAACAGCACCATAACCTGCAACCGTTGAACGTGCGCCAGCGCTTGTGTTACCTGAAGCACCTGCACCGCCTGCGCCAACATCTACCGCATAAGTTCCTGCTGTCAAATAAACAGTAAGCGTGTTTGTTAAACCGACAATATCGCCACCGCCCGCGCCGCCGCCTGAACCTGTACCACCGCCACCGCCGCCACCGCCACCAACTAACAACAAATCAAACAAACCCGTTTTCGAAACAACGAGGTTTGCGTCGGTTGAAAAGGTAAGCAATGTATACGCCAAGCCGCCAACGGTAATGCTTGACGATGAACCACCTGTTGCAGTGCCATATACAGCACCGCCACCGCTAAAAAAAATAGCAGCACTAGCACTAGTGAAATAAAGCGTGCCACCCCCCCATTGTGCCAACGCTAGGGAACTGGCTGTAGTTACGGTTGCTGTTCCCGCGGTAATGGTGCAAGTACCCGCGCCGATATTTTGTATAAATAATGTGTCGCCGGCACTAAACAAACTGGTATTTACGGTAATGGTTGTAGCGCTTGCGCTGTTCATTACTACGCGGGTGCCTTTGTCGGCTGCCACTAAAACATAACTACCCGTTTTTGTAGATACGGTCCAATTGTAGTCGTTTGCTTGTAGTGCGTTTTGTTGGGCCGCGGTAAGTATTTGGCCTGCGGTAAATGTTTGTAGTGCCATGTTTCCTATCCTAAAGCATTGAGGGAATCTAGTGTGCCATATTGCACGTCATCCAAAATCAGTTCATAGACGACCGTTGTAGGTGCAGTACTGATCAAAACCCTGTGGCCTGAACTTAGGTCTAGGTAATGCTCGATGCCTTCCACGGACAGTTCCTGGGCAAGTTGGGTTGTGCCTACACCGCTAGGGAAAGTCTTTTCAATGGTGACGGTGTTCCCAATGTCAATGATCGCTACCGCATCGCGCTGGGCGTTGGTTAGGGCCATGAATGCTGTTTCAACGGATGTGAACCGCGCTTCAGGATCGCCGTTTAATAGGTAACTGGCGGCGGTGTCAATGGATGTTTGTTCGTGTAACAGACTGTTTGTGATGCTTGACGTTTGAATAAAATAAGTGGCAATAGACGTTGCATCGTCAGCGGTTGCAGTGTTGCCATTCAATCCAGTGACCACAGATCGGTTAACTACAGCGTCGGCTTCAAACGAAATCCCTAGGCCGAAGTAGGGGATGTTTGTTCCGTCATCATGGAAGTCGGCAACAGGGGCAGAAAGGGTTGCGCCGATTCTTTCTTGGAATGTGAACACGCCGTCACGCGACATAAACACGCGCCCAAATTCTGCTGTGTCGTTTACCTGCGAAACATAGGACAGCACGTTTGTTCCAGCTGCAACCGTGTACGCGGAATCGTGTCCAAGGTTGACTGTTCCTGTTGCAATGTCACGACTAGCGCCCGTTGGAAAATCCACTTCAGGCAGGCTCAAAACGGTTTCTAGTCGTTCGCCTGATGTTTCGGGGTCAACGTTTAATTCGTCTAGGTAAGTTTGCGACAGCAAATAGAACTGATCCGCGCAATACACAGTGACCGTGTCTAAACCGCCCAACGCAAAGTTGTAGTCATAATTGATAACGAAACCACGAAAGATCAGTTCTGGATTATCGGCAATGTCGTATCGAATTAGTTTGACTTCGCGCATTGGGGCAAGCCCCGGCACGTTTTGGTTGCTGTCATAAAATGGGCTGTTTTCATCAAACGGGTTAAATATGCCTGACACATCCAAAATTTCAAACGACATTGTTCCTGCGCTGAACGTGTCGCCAATGTCGCGACGGCCGCGCTTAACGCTGACCGATTGGGTTGATTCAATTACCGACGCAAACTGGGTTGTTCCGTTCAGCACATAATCTGGGCTGTCCAATAGGCCTTTGGTTGCGCTGTCTAATGTGAATCCGTCAACAACAAAACCTGCATCAATTTGTAGGTCGTAGTTGCCAGCGTTGACAACTGGAAAGCCAGCCATCAGGCAATGTTCAGGGCGAGCGGCCCTGCACTCCGCGAATAGGCGCGCAAAGCATTAACAACAGACTGACCAATTTCGGCGCTTGTTGACAATCCGCCGTTGACGTTGATGTTTACGTCACCACCGCCGCCAGCGTTCATTTTGGATAATGGCACTACGGCTTCAGGGCCTGCTTCGCCAATCAGCGCCAGGGTTGGTTTGTTGACAATGCCGCCTTCAGCCATGGCGGGAATACCAAGCGACGTTGCAATTTTGTTATAACGCTCATTTACATAAACATCAATGGTCACTGTGCGTTTCATTTTGGCTGCAATCGCATCCATCTTGGCCATCAGTTTTGGTGTCAGTTTGTCCAGTTCGCCTTGAATGCCGTTGACAATGGCTGTCGCGCTGTCAATGCCTGCCTGATACCACTTTGCGGCTGCATTCAAACCAACCTTGCCTGCTGCTGCGTTAGTTGATTCGACTAGCGCGTTTGTTTCGGTAATTGCCGCCGAACCACCTGCAATCAATTGATCTGCAATTGCTGTTCCTGCATCTTGTCCAGCCGCCAAAACCTGCGCCAACGCATCCTGGCTTAAACCCATTGTCAATAGGTCGTCAACTTTTTTGGTGTAGCCAATAATGCCAGCAACTTGATCGCGTAAACCTTGCAGGAATCCGCCGCCTGTTTCCTTGCCGGCATCTTGAGCATCAGAAAAACTAAACGCAGATTTCAAACCATCGGCAACCGTTGTTGCAAAACCATCAAACGCATCTTTTGCAGATTTCAAAGCATCTTTTGCTTGATCAAGCGCTTCGCCTAATTTGTCTTTCAACGCCTTTGCAAATGATTCAACTTCTTTTTTCGCGCCACCAATGTTGTTTCCCAAACCGTTGAATTCTTTAGTGCGCCTAGCCAATTCATCAGGCGACAATTGCGGCCCAATAAACGCGCCACTAAGGTTTTGACTTGCAGCCGCCAGGTTGTTTGTTTCTGCAACCGCGCCTTGCATTGATTTTTTGTAGGCAATAAATGCGGCTGTTCCTGCTGCGACCGCAATGATTCCAATTCCTGTTGCAATTTGAACGGCTGTAAATGATGCCGCCAGTGCATAGTTAATGCCTGCTGTTACCAGGCTGATTGTTTTCCATACGCCCATAGCAATGTTTGCAGTGACGATTGCCCCAGCCAACGTGCCAAGTGCAACGGCCATTGCTGCAATCAATCCAGCGTTGTCGGAAGCAAATTCCCCAAATTTAACCAACATTGGCAGTACCGCTTCAAGCACTGGCAAAAACGCTTGACCAATTTTGGTTGTTGCATCCTTTATGGTTGCCGTCAAAATCTTTTGTTGGTTGGCTGCCGAATCAATGGTGTTGTTAAAGTCGCCCTGTTGATCAGTTGTTTGCTTCATGATCAAACGGTGTGTTGCTAGAACTTTGGCTTGTTGATCGAGGTTCCCTGTCCCCTTGTACAGTCCCATTGCCATTGCTTCGGCTTTAACTGCCGCGTCATTGATCAAAACGTTATATTTTCTAATTGGTTCGCTTTCTCCGCGCAATGCAGCACCTAACGCAACCGCGACTTCGGCAGGGTTTGCGTTGTTAAACGATGCCATGTCGGCTGTTAGTTGTACAAGATCAGTTGAAAACTTGCCCAGGTCGTCGCCTGTTTTTCCTGCCATTTTCCCTAAACCGCCAAACGTGGCAGCAAAGTCAAGGGCTTCTTGGTTGGCCATGCCAAGGTTTTTGGCAGCGCTAGTTGCGAAAGTTTGAACAGATTTTGAAGCCTGCCCAAATATCACATTTGTTTTGTTAATGGTTTCGTTTAGATCGCTGGCTTGTTGCGCTGCTTTATATCCGCCAATCGCAATTGCTCCAAAAACGGCGGCAGCTGGAAGCGCCATCTTTTTTAATGCGAATGCTGTTTTGTCTGCCGAACTAGTTAGTTTTTGAAACTCTTTAACGGCTTGATCAATGCCAGCCCCATTAAATTCAGAAATGATTGGGATTTTAATTGCCATTGGCTGCCAACTTTTTATTTACATTGTCGCGCACATCGGCAACCAAATCCAGTACTGCCCTTTGAACTTCTGGCGCATTGGCTTCGTATGCTGGCCACATGGCCCGGGATGCGCCGCCGTATCCTTTGCTCATCAAGTTTTGGACAAACTGGGATGATGCGTTGCTTCGACCTGCAATGTCAAAGATTGATCCCCAGCCTGTTCGCTGCTGAATAACAAACACTGCTACTTCTTGGCTTCGACCTTTGCGCGTGTTGATTCTGGCTATTACGCCTTTGCGGACTAAACCGCCATCCCAGCCGCCTAATCGCGTATGGGGTCTGCCCATTCCCGATAAAGGCGCATCAGATGGGAACGCGGCCTTGGCTTGTGCCACAACAGGTTTTGTAATGTCTTTATAACGTTTTGTGAATTGTTTGCGCAATTCAGGATTGATTTTGTGCAACTCTTTTAATGCTGATTGAACGCCAAGCACTCTCACTGGTTTTGTATTGCTCATCGGCGTTTATCCTTTGACTGGTCATTTATAACACTAATGACGGTCACTAGGTCGCGTGTGTCAAACTCTATGTGCGGCGGCCACCACCCTACTGAAACCAGCAATTCTGCTAGTTGTTTTCGGTAAGTTCCCCGCCCGTATGGTTTGGGTTTGTTTGATCCACCGCTTCAATTTCCATGTCTGGATGATTGTCCAACCATTGTTTTGCTGTTGGCTCAATCTTTTGACCGCTTAACTTCAACATGAAGTGCGCCCAAAAAACCATGTCGCCAACGCCGATTCCTCGGCCGTCAGAAACTTTGCGGTTTTCTTGCTTTTCCCATTCCGCGATGCACAACAAGTTTGTTGATACTTCGTGAACCTGACCGTTTGGTGTCGGGGTGATCTTTAGTTTGATTTTCACTTTGTCTCCTTGTGTCGGGCCAAGTGATGGCCGTTATCAGCTGACGCTTAGCGCTCCACCAGTGAATGAAAGATCAACCGTTGACAGTTCGCCAAGCGCTCCGTTGATCACTGGCATTGATTCAAGGTAGCAATCAGCCAGGGTAAACACCTTGGTTACTGCGCCTTCAATGACGGTTGCAACAACGGTTGTGCGTGTGCCAACAAGTGCTGCCAAGGTTTGGTAGGTCTCGCTCGCGGCGTATGACTGGAACAACGTCATGGTGCATTCGTTGTTGTAAAGGCCGCCTGTGTAGGTTCTGCCAGTGTCTGCCAACGTGGTTTTGTCCAGCGATTCGCGCAACTGGGTAAACACAATGCCTGTGCATTGGTCAACGAGGCTAACGCTGTTGACAGTCAATGCTGACAAATTCGAGAGATAAGTGGTTGTTGCCATGTGGGGTTACTCCTTTGGTTCTTTCTTGATAGTAGGTGATTTTTTCGGCTTGTCGGTGGATTCCTCAACGATAAAACCGCCAGCGATCAGCGCTTCAATGTTGATTCCTTGGGCTGGCTCAAATTCGTCGCCGACCGTTCCAACCTTTGGTGAATTGATGATGTATTTCATAGGCTTGATGCTTCCATGTTGATAATGACTTCATAGCAAGGGTACAACGCGCCGCCAATCTCAATGGATGATGGGCGACCCTCGGTGATGGCCACGTTCTTTCCAAGTAACTGTGCGGTCATGTTTAACAATTTGCGTTGCGCGTCAAGGTTGAACGGCCCCGGCACGATCAGTTGAATCGGGAATTGCAACTGGATTCGTTTGTTTGTCATCAATGGGGTTGTGAACGATGGCGCGTTGATGAATGCACACGGGGGTTGCATGTTGCGCGGATCGGTAACAACGGTGATGGCTGGGGAAATCGTGCCAAGGGTTGTTGCCAGATCATCCACCGCCTTGTTTAGTAGGTCGGTGTAGGCGGTTGGCATTAGGCCACCTGGGCGCGTGAGATGCCGACTAACTGCATAACCATTGCTGACAATGCAACAGGGGGCTGGCTTCCCATGTCGTTGAACGAACTGAAAGCGTCAACAGATCCGCGTTGACGGTAAAGCGCGCCGCCGTACATGATCGTTCCAAGTTTCACATCCTGCGATGGAACGGTGGTGAGGCTGTCGCCTGTGTAACCGCTTTCCTGTCGTCTGCGCCAAATGAAATTGTTTGCAGCTGCCGCACAGATCGTTAGAAACGTTTGATCGCCAGCCGTCGCTGTGGCCAAATACAACCAATCGGAAATGTCGTTGGCCGTAATCCATGTGCAGGTTTGCGTATAGGTGATAGTTCCAGTTGCTGGGCCTCGATCAACGTTTGATCCTGTGACCGCGAACAGCACCTGATTTGGAATTGGTGTGAATTCGTCAAAGGTCAAATCGCCTTGGCCGTCAACTCCCGTGAACAAGTATTCAGGGCAATCGTAAACAGTAAACGTGCCGTTGAATGGCGCGCCTACTGCTGCGACTGTGATTGACTGGCCGACTTCAATTTCTGTTGGGGTCAGTAATTGAAGTACGGCGTAGTTGTCAACTAACTGCTTGTGGGTGACCGTGTATGTAGCCATGGCGGTTAGGCCGCCTTTCTACTAAGCGACGGTGATTGCTTGTACGAACTGGCTACCTGCAACCGCTGATGGGTTCTGGGCATCCTGAACGAATGTTGCAAAGTAACCGTAGTAAGAGAACGTGCGAGCCAACAGATCAGGCACTTCAACTGAACGCATGCCCTGTTGTGCTTCGTACAGTTCAATTGCAGGGCCATGAACAACAAGCATTGTGTTTGATGCTGCGTTTCCGTCAACAACAATTTCCAAACCAAGCGGATTCATTCCCGACCATGAAGTTGCATTGCCAGCGCCAAGGGTGTTCTGACCCATCAGGCCAGGTGCACCAATTGCTGGGAACAATGGGCGCTTGCTCGAATCAAGTTGTGCGCCAAGTTTTGCCCATACGTTTGGCGAAACAACCAAGTGGGTAGGGAACAAGTTTGTACTTGATGAAATGTTTTCTGCACAACCGTAAATTGCATTCATCAACGATGTTGCATCGCCAGCGGTAACAGTCCAAGTGAACCCTGAAGCCTGTTTCTGTGAAACGATGTAGTCAATAGCAATGTTGTCGGTCTGCTTCAAATACTGGCCAGCAAGGTCATTCAAGATGACGTTCATTGCTGCAGGATCGGTAAAGTCCATTGTTTGTTGGGCGATCTGGATCGACCCGGCGACCGTTTGCCGACTGACCGAATTCGCTGCAAGAACCATTGTCTGTGAAGTGACTGCTGTTCCCTGTGTGGACTGAACGCCAGCTGCGGTTGGTGTGGTGATGCTTGGGCGCGTGAATGAAATTCCGCTTCCCTGTGGCATTGCGCGTGTACCAAATGCTGCGACAGTTGGGCGAAGGAAGTTGTAGGACTGGAACACTGGCCCCAAAACTGGAACTGGCAAGAGACCCGGGGTGTCGCTGGTCAAGTCCTGTGATACGGCTTCAATTGCTGATTGGTTCTTGCGCGCTGCGTCGTGGAACGCTGCGTTTACTTTGCGGAAAGTGTCGCCGCCAATGTGCATTGCAGCAAGGTATTCACCTGCTGATGGCATTTTGAATTCGCGCTTTGATTCAGCAAATACAACTGGGGAAGTTGGGATTGCTGCTTCGATTGGGGTTGCTTCGGACATGGTTTCTTTCTCCTGTTCTGGAACTTCTATTTGAATATTAGTGATTTCGGTTTCATCTTGTGGGATACTCTCGCCCTCGCTTGCGGCGACCTGTGTGATGACTGCATCAGCAAATGCTGGGCGGCCAGTGACTAGCGATAATTCAATCCATTCGGCAGCCTGGACAATCATTGTCCCGTCGTCTTTTATCTTGAACTTGGTTGGATTTACGCCAACAGAAACGCTGTCAATTACGCCATCAAGGCTTAGTTGTAGTGCTTCCTCGGCGCGTGAAGTTTTGCTGAAACGTGCAGAAAAAAACATTCCGTCTGCCATTTCAGTTCGTTCCGTGACGATGCCCACGGCCTGCTCAGAATCATGATTTACATAAAGTTTGGGTGCTTTGCCATCGGTTGGCAGACTGCCTGCCTCAAAAATGACTTTTGTTCCGTCGCTCACAGTTGCGGCGACACCGTAAGGAACGGCCACACCTGAAACTGTGCGTGATGGTACGCCTTCAACTTTTGATGCGTCGAGCGTGAGGTCGTGCGAAATTAGTTTCAACATGTTTCTAGTTTGACTCCATAGTTGGTGTTTGTGGTGGATTCATTTCCTCTGGGTCGTTGTATTCGCCCATTTCACCTGCGACCATTTCGGACAGATACGATTCCACGTCAAATTTGACGATAGTTCCTTGTGGCAAAACGTTATTCATTGACAGTGTTTGTTCAATGGCCAGCATGTAGGAACGCGCTGCGAAAACGAGCAGATCCATTCGAGCGCCCTGGTTGGACTGGTAACTGTACGAGCCGATGCTGTTTCCATTGAGGAAAAATGGAACGTTGCACATTCTGGCCGCTTCTTTGGACTGGTATTCCGCGGCTTCGTTCAACATCATTTTTGATGCGTCAACATCGGTTGGTTGCCATTCAACAAACTGGTTGATCGCTGCAATCTGGTTTGTTTTGCGCGCTTGTTCAAATGACTGTGCCAAATCTGAAAGTTCTTGTGACGAAAGCGGTTCGCCTGTGGTTCGCAAAACCCCGGCAGGAAGCGCAGAACTTGCGTTGCGCAAACGTGCTTGTTCAAGCGCTAACGATGTTGCGATGATTTGTTCCGACTGGTACAGGATGCCTTGATTACCACCGATGATCTGAATCACATCGTCGGTTGGTAGTTGCGCGCCTTGGAAATAAATTTCGTTTGATTTACCGAACGCAAATACTGGGCCTGACATGTCAAGCGTGTTGACCATTGCAGCTGGCAGTCGCGTAAACGACGCAGGCATTCCGTCGCTAGTTCTACTGCTAACCCAGAGGAAGCACCTACCGAAAAACATGAGGTCATCCAGAACCCATGACATGAAAGCGGAATAACTAAGTTGTGGGTCTGGCTGTTGCAACCATGATCGAGGGGCGATCGGTTCATCAACAAGTTCTTTTTCTATGTCATCCCAACGCCTGCGATACATGCACAACGGCGTTGACGCTAGAACTGATGCGATCAAGTCGCGACTACGATTTATAGTTCCAACCTGCATCGCCTTATCGCGCATCGTGCCTTGGATGTACGAATAGTATTCACCGATTGATTGCGCGCCTGAACCGTTGCCCGTGTAGTAAGTGCCACCTGCTGCCGCTTGAACCTTTGGTTCATCTTGTGAGATTGCGGCTTTTGTGATGCCTTTTTTGAACAGCGCCATGTTTTTAGTTTCTCATATCTGTCGGAAGTTAGGTGGCATTGGCCCTAAGACATATCCGATCCCGACGAAAGGTAAGCAAGGGCCAACGCCGATATGACTTTACCTATTTGGAACAGCGATGATGGGTTTTCCGCTGATCACTGGGCGACTAGCCAAAGCGGCTGCCCAAACCATGCAACGAGCCAACGCGATTTCGCCTGGGCTTCGCTGTGACGACAAAGCAATTGACGATTCGGCTTTGACGGCCACTGCTCGCTGGACATGTTCTGAAAGTTGTTTTGATCCGTCGTGAACCAACAACGATTCGAATATCAAGTTTTTTACGCCTTGGGTGTAGCGCACAATTTCGCCGTAGCCGACAATTTCGGTTCGTGTTTGGTATTGGGTCGGCCAATGAATTTGGATTGATGGCGAGATAAGAAACCGCACGTTTGTTGCCGCCAATGTTGCAACCTCGGCAAGCATGCCCGAATAGGTGTCGGTCACGAAAGCAACGGTCACGGCAACTCTGCGATCGGGCAGCTGGACTGCGCGTGTTCCGAAATAGCGTGAATCGTCTAGCGAAACTTCAATTGCGCAAAATCCGCCGTCTGGTATTGGGTCGGTGTATTCGAGCGCTGGCCAAACCCCGGGTGGAATCCAACCTTGATCGCTGGCCACCCAAAGGTTGCATGATGCGCGCAAAAACTGGGCGCGGTTTGGGTTCAATGATTCGGCGCGCAACGTGTCCAGGCTGATTGTGTGATTCAGGCTGGGGTTGCCCCAAACCCAAGTGCTTTCCAAATTCACATCTAACGATGGGTCAGGTGACCATTCGGCAAAATAGAAACTGGATGTTTTGTTTTGGTCTATTGCGCGCAACCCTTGTTCTCTCCACCTTTTCATCAGAATTGATGCTTCAGTGCCGCTTGTACTCCACATGGAAAGCAAAGGGGATCGCCTAGCGCGTTGGGATGGGATCAAACCACCGTCAACGGCTTCAGGGGAAATGTCCCAGATTTCGTCGGCAACGATCAGGTCGTTTGATGTTCCGTGACCAACGTTTGGTTTTGCGGCTCGAATAGTCCAACGCGTACCGTCAGCCATTGTGGCCGCATTGCGCCCGTAAGCCTTTACAAGTTTTGCCCCGAACTTCACTTCCAAGGTGTCGGCCAGCAAATCAAACAAAGACACGGCAAGGTCAAGACGGTTTGCGGTAGTCAACACAGTTTGTTTCTGCCCCCGTATTTTGGGCATCTCTGTAAGCCACCAACCAACCAGCGCGGCCAGCGCGGTTGACTTTCCGTTCTGTCGCGCAGTAGAAACCAACGAAACACGGTTCAACAAATCACCATTTTCGTCATGAAGCAACTGCTGATTCAAAACATGCTGTTGCCAAGGAAACAAATCAACGCCCAAATGGTCACTAGCCCATACCCCAACCTCTGGCCCGTACGATCCAGCCGCATCAGGGCAAGGGCTTTCCAATCTCGGCTGATCCTGGCTAGTTTCGGCCAGTTCAGACCCGTTCGGGGATAAGGGAAAGCGAGGGGCTCGGGGGCTATCTTTTCCCAATAAAAAAACGTTTTCCAAATTATTTTTTGAATTCAAAACGGAATTTCGTTTTTGTTTTTTTTGTGCGGTTGTTTTGTTTTTTAGTATTGCTCCGCGCTTTGCATTACAGGGTTTGCAACTACTGACTAGGTTCTCTGGGCTGTCATCTCCGCCTTCCAGTACTGGAACGAGGTGATCGGCTTCGGTTGCAGGGTTGCCGCACCAATGGCATTGGGGGTTTGTCTCTAGCAGTCTGCGTCGAGCGTGTGCGTAGGCCTTGTTGTTTGTTGTGTGTTGACGTGGCATCTCACGCGCTTCGCTTGTGCTGACGCGGCGCTGGCGCGCCTTGTCGTTGGTAGTGCTGGGGGGCTGTCATGTCGGGCTTGGCCTTTCGTGTTCTGTTTGTTTACTGTATGTCATTTGTTGTTGTGATGTGAACAGTTGTGTGAATGCTCCACCCTCTGGCTTGCCCAACCCAGATCCCTATTGCATTACTTCATCAGTCTGTTTACTGATCGCCCAGCCGCTTTGCCCAAACCATTTCGTGTTGCATGATTCGAGGCGCGACCGTCTACCCGCGTTACCGCGTTTCATCCAACCGCCCTGCGACAGGCTTAGGTCATGCGACTAGCCGATTGTTTATGCTCTGGGATTGCTCAAAGTGTAAAGAATGTACTCCATATCGGATGGCTTCCAAACAGCTGCATGACAACCAGCCATCTCGCAAGCGTTCAACCAAATCTTTTGACCCGGGGTTAGTTTCCCTTTTTCTGCCTTTAGTTCAATGACCAATGGCCGACCGCCTTGAAATGGGTGAACCATGAACAAATCAGGAAACCCTGTGTCGCCTTGAACGTGTGTCGCCCAAGCGCCGCGCCTGTTCATTGACGGCAAATCGTGATGCACTAACCAGCCATAACGTTTGGCGACGCTAATCACCATGTCTTTGAAATCGGTTTCAGTGATCTTTGGATCAAGTTTCATTACAAAGTTTCTGACCAAATCTTGTCTGCAAGGTGATTGATCGCCCATCGAATTTTTTCTTTACTCCGATTCTGATCATCGGCAAATTGATTGTAAACAGCCTGCAACCGTTCAATCGCGTCAAGCATTTCATCCAATATCATTTCAAAACCTCAATCACTGCGCTTGCTTCATGTGATTTCAATAGTTCCAGCACCGCTTCATCGCTGTTTAACGTGCGTTGGATCAGTTCCAGCAGGCGCAAATCGTCAAGCCCTGCATCCTTTGCCAGTTTCTTGATGTAGCCAATCTGTTTCGGTGTAGCAAACGCGCCCTGGGGCGTGTGGACAGGTTTGGTTGACCCGATCGGTGAAAGCGTGACCTGACTATCCGATCGGGCCACCTTGGACATCTCCTCACGGGATGGCCTTTTGCCCTGCGTGGCAAACACAAAGTTAGCGCAAGCGCGCCCAATCGCTGATGTTTCGCAATTCTCGACAAATGATGTTGCGTTCACGCCGCGATCTGTTTTTATTTCCTCTGCCCATCCTGTGGCGACTGGGTCTTTGTCGTCTTTGTTTGCATATAGTTCGGCATAGAAAACGCAAGCATCGCCTGTGTAGTTCAACATTTGGGTTCGCACCCGACCGTTTGGGTGTGCTTCCCAAAAACGCGCTAGGCGTGATTCAACTGTTTCGTAGTTGCTTAGATCAAATGCCATCAGCAGGCCACCCAAACAATCGCGTTGCGACCGTATTGTGTTTTGCGACGTGCGCCGCTGTCTTTGATGTAACCGTCTTTGTGTAAGCCGTTAATGCGCGCAGAAACAGATTGTGCAGGCAACAATAACAGTGTTGAAATCTCATCTGCTGTCATTCCTTTTGCTTCAGATTTGCCAGCCCATTTAATCCAAAAATAAATTAGTTCACGTTGCTTGCCGGCATTAGGTTTTGCTTTTTCAGCTGCTTCGCGTGATGTGTCGACGGCATCGTGACGCACTGCAACGCTTGGATGGTCTAACGCAACTTTTGTTTTGTGTCCACCTAAACCGATAGTGGATGTAAACATTTCTAGTTGTTCGCTCATGTCGGGATTCTCTTTCATTAGTCGGGTTTAATCTGGCCGCCTAGGCCTTCAATTGCCAAAATAACACATTCGGCGTAGTCATCTTGGCCACTTAGTTGAAAATCAATAAGCATGTTGCGTAAGCCTCGAATCAAATGATCGTCACGGAACTTGCGTTCAACATGTTTTGGTCGCGCAATCTCGTCCAGCATGTCAAACACGGCCATTTGATATTTCATGCCGCCTGCTTCCAAAATCAATTTGCGTGTTTCCTCGCTGACTTCGCCTTGATTCCATGCAACGCCTTCGCTCATTTTGCTGTCCCCCATGGTGACCATCCCGAACGTGTGAAAATTATTAATCCAGCGCGCAAGTTAGTTTGTGGGTCTAACAACATTTTGCATGATGTAATCAGGCCTGCTTTTTGTAGGTAACTGTTTTTGCCTTTGCACCAAAAACCGTTGATTTGCATTAAGCCATAACTGCCACCCATAGGGTCATCGCTGTTGTGTGCAATGGCTATCCCTTTGCTTTCGCGTGTTATCACTCTGACCAATGTCTCGTATTCCTCAACAGGCCAGCCAAGGTTCACGGCCAGCGCTGCAAACTGTTCTGGCGCGGTTGCGTACGGGTCGATAAACAATGTGCTGGAAGTTGTCGTGGTCGGCTCAATGATGTAATCACGCGCTACAGGGACAGGGTTAGGTTGCCCTGATTTGCTGTTTACAGGCCCTAGGGCGAGGGTAAAACCCCATAGTGCTGTAATCAGGCTGGCGATTATTTTGGGGGCTGTAAATGTCACATTTTCTCCAATTGGTACGGAACACCCCAACTGCCTAGGGCGTTCTTGAATGCAAGTTGCGAATGCAACACGCGGCCGTTTTCGGGGTCACGGAAAATCTGAACCATGCACTGTTGCCCGTCATCAAGCGAAGTTAAAAAAACTTCATAGTGGTAAGTTTTGGCATCCATGGTTTGTGGCCTTTCGTCGGTGCTTCCACAGTAGGCAAACCATCAGGTCATTGCAAGGATTTCGCGTCTTTCCATTGCTGCACAAGGGCTGGAACACGGTCGCCTGTGTAGTAGTTGACGTGCCAAGGCTCGGAATCAAGTTCCCAAGTGAACCCGTACAGCGCGGCGGTCTCCGCCATAAATGCCAAACGTTCGCCTGATGCTTCGCTCACATCAACAGACAAACCCAGATTGTGATTTGACTTTCCAGGTTGCGCGATAGGTGCTTTGCCTTTTTTCAAATACCAGTTTTTGCCCTGATACACCCGGGGTTTCACACCCTCAATTGGAACTAATTGCATGCGATCATTCCATGCGATTGTTTGTGTTGCTAATGAACGGTAAGTGTCAGCTGCGCTTGTTGGCTTGAACGTTTTGATGCCATCGGCAAATGCTCGATCACGCCATGCCATCCATGCTTGCGCTGCCAGTAAATGCAATTTGCCGTAAGGCTTTATTTCGGTCAGCAAGTTGATTGGCATTTCACCTGGCGTTACATGTTGCAACGTGGCAGGCAGGATGATTTTATGCTTGTGGGGAACGCCCAAAGCCTTCATCCTTTTTGTTTACCCAACGCATGATTGGCGGAATCAAAGCGGCAACAGCGCCTTTTGCGTAGTCGGTTGGGTCAAGTGTCCCTGTGGCATAAACAGCAACGAGCGCGCCAACAAGGCTTCGCGCATAACTGGCCAACATTGCTTTGTCTTTGTCTTTCATTTGTGATCCTCTAAATGTCCGTCAATTTTTTGTTCTATTCGACCCAAGGTGCGGTGTACTTCACCATGGTCCTTTTTGTTGTCGCGGCCGATTTTGCTAATGAGCGCCACCAACACAGCGAAACCACCACCGATGACAGAAACCACAATTTCAATTGCCATTTCACGAAATATCTGGTTCGCTAAAATCGTCAGTTATTGGATTGTAAATGTACCCAATGCCTGCATAGGTTTTGTCTGATCTATCAATAAATGTTTCAACCCATGTTCCAGGGTATCGTTCAGGGTTTTCATCAATAAATTCTTGTGTTACAACATGCACGTTCACAACAATGTTGTTTTCAATTTGTGCAAAAAATGTTGGTTTATTTTTCATGATTTGAACCTCACATAAACAACACCTGCTGCGCCTGAACCGCCTGCGCTTGTTACCGTACCGCCGCCGCCTGCGCCATAATTGACGCCATTGTTGCCTGTTCCTGTAGTTTTTCCTGCTACGCCACCATTGCCTGCCGCGCCACCTGTTCCTGTACCGCCGCCACCACCGCCTGCGCTTGCGTAATATGTTGAGCCAGTAATAAACCCGCTTATGTCTGAACCGTTGCCGCCTGCGCCGCCTGTTGTTCCTGATGAATTGCCGCCTGCCGCTCCTGCACCACCGCCACCGCCTGAACTACTGGCCGCGTTGTCGGTATCGTTTCCACCCAATCCACCATTGTTGCCTTGAATACCTAAAGCCAATCCTTGTGTTTTTATTCCTGACGCGCTTAGACCT